AGAAAACTCTTAGATATCTTCACGATGGATACTCACAAGACGGTTCAAATGCAACGCCATCTTATGGACAAGGTTCTTATTGGTTGACAGGATTTGGAGTTCAAAACCAAACAGCTTATACACACCAAATGCACATTTGTAACGGAAGATTATCTGATACTAGTTTAGATGTAAATATTCAATGTCATTCTACTTGGTATAGAGAAGGATCAGGTGTTACTCAGGCATCTGGTGCTTGTCAAATTATTGATGGCGCTCAAATTGCTAAGTATGCATTGAATTTGGATTCAGCTTCAAGTAGTGCTGCTGAAGATTCTAGAGTTTATGCAAGATTATGGGGGATGTTCTAATGGCAAATGTTTTTAATCCAGAATGGGAGCCAAATTCACAGGAACTTGGATTATATCAAGTTAGACACAAAAGAGATGACTTACTTGCAAAGAGTGATTGGGTTGTAACCATGCATAAAGAAAAAGGAACAAACATTCCTGCTGCATGGAAAACATATAGACAAGCATTAAGAGATATTACTGATGGGTTGACAGTTCCATTTAACAAATATGATTATGTCGATATGGATGCTATTGACTGGCCAGAGAAACCAGAGTAAGGAAGTAGAATGAGTACACTTAATGTAGACGCAATTGTAAGTTCATCTGGTGGTAATACTGCTACAATTAACGGACAAACTTTAAACGCAGACACTATCGTAGGCGGTCGTAGAAATATTATTCAAAACGGAAAGTTTCAAGTTGATCGGAGACACGGTTTTGCTTCACATACAGTTTCATCAGGTTCAGATTTTTTTGCAGATCGCTGGGGTTTTTATACTAATTCTGGTGCTTTTACAGAATATAATGCTACATCGGAAGTAGTAAATGATGGCCCAGACGGATTTGATAAATCAATGAAATGGACTACCACATCTGTAACAGGATCTGGTGTTCCAGCAACAGGTGAAGTTATTTTCAGACAGCCTGTAGAGGGATACAATATTGCACATGTAAATTATGGTAGTGCAAATGCAAGAGATTTAATACTCTCTTTTTATGTAAAATCGTCTATTGCTGGTAATTATGGATTTACTGCTCAGTATACAGATTCAGGTGGAACTAATCGTTATATACAAAGAAGTTATACAGTTAGTGCGGCTAACACATGGGAACGTGTGACTGTTACAATTCCTAAAAATACTGCAAACGTAATGCAACAAAAAACAACTGGTGCTGGGTTACGTCTTAATTGGGATTTAGGAGAAGGTTCAACATACTCTTCTGCTGCTTCTACTTCTTGGACAAGTACTTATACCAATGGATTAGCTGGTGGTGTTAAAATTGCAGAAGTCAACGGAGCAACTTGGCAGATTACAGGCGTTCAGCTAGAAGTTGGCAATGTAGTTACACCATTCGAGCACTTGTCATATGCTGAAGAACTTGCGATTTGTCAAAGATATTTTCAAAAAATAACAACTGATGCTGGTTTTGATTATGGTGCATTGTCAGTAGCAGTTGGAACATCCTCAAGATATTACATGCCGTTTCCCTTAAAAACAGAAATGAGAGTTGATCCTACATTATCTTTTTCTAATGTTGGTCATTTTAGGATAACTCTTCAACACAGTAGTAGTGATGCTTGCACAGCGCTTCAGATAAATTATAATCATAATGAAAGACCAATGTTAGGTTGTACCGCTGGTTCAAACAATACTGGTGCAGTGAGAATGTTTGGTTTTAATGGAAACGCTTCTGCATATATCGCCCTTGATGCAGAGATATAATGGAGCTATAAAATGAATATCACAGATGCACAATATATAAAAAATGAAGATAGTGAAAAACCTCATGCAGTTAACTGTTTAGTAGATGGAGTACCTCACTGTGTTCCAATGAATTCAGATAATAGACATTACATTGAAATTCTAGAACAAGTAGCCGCTGGTGAATTAACTATTGCAGACGCAGAATAAAAACTATGTTATGTCTAATTATGAACACTATCTTGGAAATCCACTACTAAAAAAATCCAATGTTCCTGTAGAGTGGACTAAGGAACAAATCATAGAATTTCAGAAGTGTATGGAAGACCCCATATACTTTATTAAAAACTACATTAAAATTGTATCTCTTGATGAAGGACTTGTTCCTTTTGAAATGTATCCTTTTCAAGAGGATATTGTAGATACAATTCATAATGATAGATTCACTATATGTAAAATGCCTAGACAGTCTGGTAAATCTACGACTATGGTATCTTACATTCTTCACTACATTCTTTTCAATGATAATATGAATGTTGCAATCCTTGCCAACAAGGCTGCAACTGCAAGAGATATTCTTGGTAGACTTCAACTCGCATACGAGAATCTTCCTAAGTGGTTACAACAGGGAGTTGTTTCTTGGAATAAGGGTTCTGTTGATTTAGAGAATGGTTCTCGTGTAGTTGCTTCATCAACATCTTCAAGTGCAGTTCGTGGTGGTTCTTATAACATGATATTCTTGGACGAATTTGCATTCGTTCCTACTAATGTTGCAGAGGACTTCTTTAGTTCTGTCTATCCTACAATTTCATCTGGTAAATCTACAAAGGTTATTATTGTTTCTACACCAAACGGTATGAACTTGTTCTACAAACTTTGGGTAGATGCAGAGAACAAACGTAACTCATATAATATCATAGATGTTCACTGGAGTCAAGTGCCAGGCAGAGATGAGAAGTGGCGAACAGAAACAATTGCAAATACTTCTGAAGAACAGTTCAGAAGAGAGTTTGATTGTGAGTTCTTAGGTTCTTCTAATACACTTATTGCGCCTGCAAAAATTAAATCAATGGCGTTCTTAAATCCTATAAAGTCAAATGCTGGATTGGATGTATATGAAAATCCGAAAGAAGGACATACATACACACTTGTAGCTGATGTGTCAAGAGGAACAAACAATGATTACTCTGCATTTATTGTGTTTGATGTAAATACCGTTCCTTACAAGATTGTCGCAAAATATCGTAACAACGAAATCAAACCACTACTATTTCCTAATATTATCCATGAGGTTGCTACTGCATATAACCTTGCATATACGATGATTGAGGTAAATGATATTGGTGAACAAGTTGCATCTTCTCTACAGTTTGACTTGGAGTATGAGAACCTTATTATGGCTTCCATGCGTGGTCGTGCAGGCCAAGTTGTCGGTGGTGGGTTCTCAGGTGGAAAAGCACAGTTGGGGGTAAGGACAACTAAAGCAGTTAAAAAGATGGGATGTTCAAATCTCAAACAAATTATTGAGACTGATAAACTTATTATCAACGACTATGACTTGATAAACGAGTTTTCTACGTTTATTCTTAAAGGACAATCATATGAAGCAGAAGAAGGACACACAGATGACCTTGCAATGTGTTGTGTTCTGTTTGGTTGGTTGGTGCAACAAACTTATTTTAAAGAGTTGACAGATGATGATATTCGTGCTAGAATGTACTTAGAACAACAACATCAACTAGAACAAGATATGGCTCCATTTGGATTTATTGTAGATGGAGTGAATGATTATGGTGAAACTATTGTTGATGAGTATGGTACTAGATGGAGTCCAGTAGTTCGTTCCCACGATTCTGATTGGTAGAAAACATCAAATGCCTACATAATATCAATAATATCGTTATCTAACTTTAAGAAACAATTAGCACATACGACTTTGGATTCATTGATTAAACCTATAACTTCTGTTCTAGATTCTTCATTCAATCCCTTTCTTTTAGTAAGATTTCGTATTTTCCCTTCATAGGGATGAAATTGGAGACATGCGGTTTCAGATTCCCCACAGTAATTACAGACTTTATCAGAAAGATATTCGTTTACCCATATCTTTCTAGCTCTATAATTGCGTTGGGAAACCTTTTTTATGGTTTCTTTGTATTTCTGATAGTGCTCTGACATAGAATTATTTATGTGCCGCAAAACCTATAAAAAACAAATGAAGAGAAGGTTTTTTATAAATATTCGTGTAAGTTTGGAAAACTTAATAATGATAAATCCATAAAGGAGAAAACAGGATGGCATTTCAAGTATCCCCTGGCGTTCAAGTCAAGGAAGTTGATCTTACCAATGTTGTGCCTGCTGTTGCAACATCAATCGGAGCAGTTGCTGGACACTTTACACAAGGCCCAGTAGCAGAAGTTGTTTCAATTGGTTCGGAGCAAGAGCTGGTAGAAATCTTTGGTAAACCAACTTCGGCTAACTATGAAACATGGTTTTCAAGCGCCAACTTTTTACAATACAGTAATGCTCTGCGTGTAGTTCGTGCCGATTTGAACGGTTCACTAAATGCAACGGCAAATGGTTCTGGATTGAAAATTAACAATGATGATGTATACGATGCTAACTATGCTTCTGGACAAGGTGCTGTAGGTGAGTGGGCTGCAAAGTTCCCTGGCGCTTACGGTAACGCTCTAGGAGTATCAGTTTGTGCAAACGCAACTGGTTTTGAACAAAACTTCGCTGGTGGTGCTGGTACACTTGGTGTAACAACAGGTACACCTGCTGCTGGTGCAACAGTTGTCGGTGTTGACAACGGTGGTGGTTCTGCTGGTGACGGTGGCGCTGCATTCAATGTTGGCGACATTGTATACTTTCAAGAAGCAGATGGACAACAGTATGAAGTTGTTTCAATCAGTCAAGACAATTTAACAATTAGACAATTAGACGACCCAAATGGTGGCGGATTAAAATCTGCTCTTACAGCTGCAACTAATGTTCGCAGACGTTGGAGGTTCTATGACCAAGTGGACGCAGCTCCAGGCACATCACCTTACGCTGCTGACAGAGGACTTGTATCTGATGAGATGCATGTTGTCGTATTCGATAAAACTGGTGGTATCACTGGTTTCGATAACGACCTTGCTGGACAAAGAGGTACTTCAGTACTTGAGGTGTTCCCATTTGTATCTCAGGCATCTTCTGCTAGAACTCCACAAGGAACTAGTAACTTCTACGCAAACGTAGTAAACATTGGTTCTGCATATGTACGTTGGATGGATCACGATGGTACACTAAGTAACGCTGGTACAGATCCAGCAGCTGGTACTACATTTGCATCAACCGCTGGTAAAGGCGGAATTCTTAACGATGCACTTGGTGGTGGTTCAGATGGTTCTGCAAGTCCTCTTGCTGCTACAGTAGGTGAACTAGACATTGCATACAACTTAATGTCAGATGCAGATACAATCGACATCAACTTGGTTATCGGTGGACAAACTCCTGCTGGTACAAATGGTGTAACTCATGCAACTAACATTATCGACCTTGTAGAAGCAAGAAAAGATTGTGTTGCATTTATTTCACCACGTTCAGCTGATGTTGTTGGTGTCACAACTGGTGCCGCACAAACATCAAACGTCAAAGATTTCTTTGATAACCTTGCAAGTTCGTCTTATGCAGTATTCGATAGTGGATACAAGTACATGTACGACAAGTACAACGATGTGTATCGTTACGTTCCATTGAACGGTGATATCGCTGGACTTGCTGCGAATACAGACAATGTTGCTGACCCTTGGTTCTCACCAGCTGGTTACAACAGAGGACAAATTCGTGGTGCAGTAAAACTTGCGTTCAACCCAACAAAAGCAGAAAGAGATATTCTCTATCCTGCTCGCATTAATCCAGTATGCACATTCCCTGGCCAAGGCACAGTTCTCTTCGGAGATAAAACTGCTCTATCCAGACCAAGTGCATTCGATAGAATTAATGTTCGTAGGTTGTTCCTCGTACTTGAGAAAGCAATTGCAACTGCTGCTAAGTTCCAACTCTTTGAATTTAACGATGAGTTCACACAAGCACAATTTAAAAACCTTGTTGAACCATTCCTCAGAGATGTACAAGGCAGAAGAGGTATTACTGACTTCTCAGTTGTTGCAGACGGAACAAATAACACAGGTGAAGTGATTGACAGAAATGAGTTTGTCGGAGATATCTACGTCAAACCAGCTCGATCAATTAACTACATTAGACTTAACTTCATTGCTGTTCGCACAGGTGTTGCGTTCAGTGAGATTGGCGGATAAGGAGATAAAAAATGGCTAGTATTGACGATTTTAAATCAAACCTTATCGGCGGTGGTGCAAGAGCTAACCAGTATAGGGTTATCATGTCTACACCCCCAGCAATCGCTACAGGTTTGGATGTAGTAAGAACACAATATTTGGTTAAGGCGACTTCGTTGCCTGGCCAGACAATTCCAGAAGTAACTGTTAACTTTAGAGGTAGACAATTGTTCCTCGCTGGTGACAGAACTTTTGAAACTTGGACAACAACAGTTATCAACGACACTGATTTCATGGTTCGTAACGCAATCGAGCGTTGGATGAATGGTATCAATGATCTTGAAGAGAACACAGGATTAGTAAATGTTACTGATTACACTTCTCAATTGACTGTACAACAGTTGGACAGAGATGACAGAATTCTAAAACAATACACACTTAGAAACTGTTGGCCAACTGTAGTTGCACCAATCGAATTGTCATACGACACAGTAAGTGATATTGAATCCTTTGATGTAACTTGGAGATACACAAGTTTCTCCGCTAGTAACGTATAATCCAGTTTTACAAACCGACTAAATAGTTGGGTAAAATTAGGAGAACTATAGTATGGCGGAACTATTTGGTTTCAGAATCACACGGGCGAATCAAAGTGGGGGTAGTGATGGTTTCACTGCTCCCGCTTCTGATGACGGCACACTTGATATTGTATCAGGCGGTGGACACTATGCGTCTATCCTTGATATGGATGGCCGTGAAAGAAACGAACTTGACTTAATTCGTAGATATCGTGATATTGCACAACAAGCTGAATGCGATAGTGCAATTGAAGATATTGTAAATGAAGCGATTGTCTCTGATGAAAGAGATCAATCCGTATCAATTTCCCTAGACAACTTAAATCAATCAGCTAATATCAAATCGAAAATCAGAGATGAGTTCGATGAGGTATTACGTTTACTTGATTTTAATGCAAAAGGACATGACATTTTTAGAAGATGGTATGTCGATGGTAGATTATATTATCACAAAATTATTGATACAAAATCACCTCGTAAGGGAATTAAAGAAGTAAGATATATTGACCCTCGCAAAATTAAAAAAGTAAGGGAACAAAGAAAAGAAAAAGATCCAAAAACTGGTTTGGATATGGTAAAGAATATAGAGGATTTCTATCTCTATAACGAAAAGGGAAATGACCAAAACACAGGAACATCTAGTGGTATAAAAATTACTGCTGATGCAGTTGCATACTGTCCATCTGGTTTAGTGGATATGCACAAAGGTACAGTCCTTTCTCATCTAAACAAAGCTATTAAACCTGTAAATCAGTTGCGTATGATTGAAGATGCGTTAGTTATCTATCGTATCTCTCGTGCGCCTGAAAGACGTATTTTCTACATTGATGTTGGTAACTTGCCTAAAATTAAGGCAGAAGCATATCTAAAAGATGTGATGAATCGTTATCGTAACAAGTTAGTGTATGATGCACGAACTGGTGAAATTCGTGACGATAGAAATCATATGTCAATGTTGGAAGATTTTTGGCTACCTCGTAGAGAAGGTGGTAGAGGTACAGAAATCACAACCTTGCCTGGCGGTTCAAATCTAGGTGAGATTGATGACATTCAGTACTTCCAGAAAAAACTATATCGTTCACTCAATGTACCAGTATCAAGACTTGCAGAAGAGACAGGGTTCTCTATTGGACGTTCTGATAACATTACAAGAGATGAATTAAAGTTTACAAAGTTTGTACAAAGACTTCGTAAAAAGTTTTCTGTTCTTTTTGCAGACATGTTGAAAACACAGTTAGTGTTGAAGGGTGTTATTGCAGTTGAAGAATGGGATACAATGAAAGAACACATCCAGTTTGATTTTCTTGCAGACGGACACTTCACAGAGCTTAAGAATGCAGAACTTCTTCAAAATCGTTTGGACATGTTAGGACAAATAGAATCTTATGTTGGTACATATTTCTCTAAAGAGTATGTACGAAAAAATATCCTAAGAATGACTGAACATGAAATTGATGAAATAGAGAATCAAATCAAAGATGAACAAGGTGGTGATATGGGTGACATGGGTTCTGATGACGGCATGTTTGCACATAACGATCCGAAAGAAGGAGATAAATGATGGAAAACACCGTAAGAGATTTTGTTAATTCAATTGGAGATGGAGATAACATCTCGGCAGAAACACACTTTAATGCTGCTCTTTCAGCTAAAGTTGGTGATGCATTGGAAACAAAAAGAAAAGATGTTGCAAAAACATTTGTAACACAACACGTTCCAGAGGTAGAAGAAGATAGTGAGTAAAACCATTTCTCAATTCCAACAGGAATTACCAGAAAAGGATGAGCATAAGAAGTCTAGGGAATATAAGAAACTATCCCCTAAGATGAAGGATGCTGTTGATGCTATTTTTAAGGAGATGGAGTCTAAACCCTCAGATTTCCTAAATACTTTTGATAAAACTATAAATAGTGTTTCAAAGAAGTTTAAAGTTCCGCCAAAGAAACTTTTAGATTATTTTGAAACTGAACTATTGTCAATTTAGGAAGAGTAATATGAAGATAATCGGAGCAGAAGAAGCACTCGCCACTGGTTCAACTAAAGGCAAGTCACACACTGCACACTATGTGTTCAATAACGGCTCGAAACAGGCAGTTACAATTAGAAACGCAGCAGATAATGGCGACACTGGTTCAATCAGAATTAATGCAAACAGTGGTGTTGTTATCCACACAGATATTGGTGTAGGAATGCGTGGTGCTAGTTCGTTGTTTATTACACCAATAGTATCAGCGGGGTTCTAACATGAAACTTATTGCAGAACAGATACAAGACGTAGAATATATC